TGCGGGAGACGAGGGGACTATGAGCGGACTACAGGGAGGCCTTGCAGGTCTTGGGGTTATGACCGAGCTACCAGAAGACCTAACAAGGCTAATCAAGAACGATTTGCGTGTAGATTTCGGCGACGACTACCACAGCGTAGTTGTCGCCGTTGGAGATCGAAAATTCTGGAGGCTTGACAGGAGATGGCGATACAAGAGCGGCCCATATTGCGGAGTGCACGAGATTGTCAAAGCGATGATCGATTTCGATAGTCGCGAACAATTTAGCATGACAAACAATCAGGCCAGGATTTTTGAGTTTGCTGTTGAGCAATTTGGCAACGCGATTGACGCAGCATGTCAAACGATTTCGGAGCTGCGTCGACAGATCATTAAGCAAGACATAACGCTAAAACCAAAGGTCGATTATTTTTCTAGTCAGCTTGATAGAAGCCAATGCGGAACAGATAGGCGAACTCCATACGTCTATTTGATGAGGCACACAAACGGACTAACAAAAATAGGATTTTCGTATTCGCCACAAGCAAGGGAAAAGACGCTTCAAGCGGAAGACCCAAGGCTGCGACTGATTGCGACAAAGCAAGCACATAAAAACGTCGAGACTCGTTTGCATCGCATTTTTTCAGATAAGCGGGTGCGTGGTGAATGGTTTGACTTGTCCAATCGGGAAGTCGATTGGATGCGTTTTCTTTGCGGTTTTGAGTCGGTAGAGGATTTGGCAGTTGTCAGCGGTTGACAATGCGTTAAGATTTTAGAAGCCGTAGCGGGCTCACAACAACACAACCACCGGCGGTGCCTTCGTGCCTATCTAGGCTGGCCCGCTACGCCGCGCCGCCGGTGGCTTTTTGGTGTTTAAATGGATTACGAAGAATTCATCCGATCGAAGGTGCGATCGGCAAGGCCGCTGGGCTTTGAGGTTGCGGTTGGCGAGCTTCCGAAGGCCCTAAAGGGCTGGCAGGCCAAATGCGTCCAGTGGTCGCTACAGCGTGGCCGAGCGGCTTTATTTGAAGATACTGGCCTAGGGAAAACGATTCAGCAGTTAGCCTGGGCTGACGCGGTTTGCAAGCGATCGAAGCGGCCGGTTGTGATTCATACGCCAGTTGGCATTCGAGCCCAAACAAAGCGAGAGGCCGAAAAGTTTGGCATCGAAACGCCCGTTGCCGTGGTCGATGAGCAGAGTGAAATTGTCGAGGGCATTAACCTCATCAATTACGAAAAGCTCCACAAGTTTGACGCTTCGATTTGGTCAGGGGTTGTGCTTGACGAATCGCAGATCCTCAAAAATTTTACCGGGAAGATCAAGCAAGAGTTGATCGACTCATATCGCGAAACGCCATACCGCTTGGCATGCACAGCGACACCGGCGCCCAATGACCACAAAGAGCTGGGCAACCACGCCGATTTTCTTGGGGTCATGCCGTCGAACGAAATGCTTTCGCGTTGGTTTATCAACGACACGATGAAAGCAGGCGGCTACCGCTTGAAGAAACACGCTCAAAAGGACTTTTGGCGATGGGTAACCTCGTGGGCGGTTTGTCTTTCGCGTCCATCCGATCTTGGGGCTAGCGACGACGGCTACATCTTGCCACCACTGACCGTTGAGCGACACATTGTTAGCGTTGCATATGATGGCGTCGCCGATGGCTTTCTATTCGACGTCGAAGGAATTTCGGCGACGAACATCCACGAAGAAAAGCGGCGGACCAACACCGAGCGAGCTAAGCGAGTTGCGGAGATTGTGCGTGAGTCAGAGCGGCCGGCAATCGTTTGGTGTTACACCGATTACGAATCTTCGGAACTGATGAAGCATGTCGACGGGGCTGTTGAGGTTCGCGGGTCGATGCCGGAGAAGAAAAAGCAGGATCTACTCTTAGGATTTGCCGAAGGGCAGTTTCCGGTGTTGGTGACAAAGCCGTCTATCGCTGGCGTCGGGCTGAACTTTCAGGTTTGCAATACGCAAGTGTTTGCGTCGCTTTCGTTTTCGTTTGAAGAGTATTATCAGGCCGTTCGAAGGTCTTGGAGATTTGGCCAAACGCGACCGGTCAAGGTTCATATCATCGGCAGCGACGCGGATGCGAACATCGAAAAGAGCATTGCCCGAAAGGGTGCCGATCACGGCTTGATGCAGGCGTCGATGGCGGAAGTTGTTAGGCAGTTCGGACTTGGCAATCAAGCCGAGTTGATGAGGGTCGGTTTATCGGCGTCGGCGGTTCCGACGATTCCTAGTTTCTTAAAATCAAAGGCAGGTGTATGAAATGAGTTGCATGAACGAACAGCACGGAACGGATTGGACATTCTACAACGGCGATTGCGTTGACCTTATGCGGGACTTGCCCGATAACTCGATCGACTTTTGCATTCACTCGCCGCCGTTTTCTTCGCTGTACATCTACAGCGATTCAGAAAACGACATGGGCAACGCAGCGAACGACGAAGAGTTTTTTCGGCACTACGCTTTCGCGATTAAAGAGCTTTACAGACTGACGGTTCCGGGCCGCCTTTGTGCGGTCCATTGCAAGGACTTACCGCGATATGCGAACGTCTACGGCACGACGGGGCTTATCGACTTTCCTGGGGCTTGCATTCAGGAGTTCGAGGCCGCTGGTTGGGTCTTTCATTCGCGTGTAACGATCTGGAAATGCCCCGTAACGGAGCGCGAGCGGACCAACAATAACGGACTGCTCCACAAGACCGTTAGGCGTGATACGTCGCAGGTGCGGCAAGGTATGGCGGATTATCTGATCGTCTTTCGAAAGCCGCCAAGCGAAGGAAGCGGCTTGATGTCCGACAAGCCCATCGTTAGGCCGAAGGGATTCGCGCGATACATTGGTGAGGCCGGAAGCTCAAACGATAATCACCCGTCGCCGTTTTCACGCAAGAAAAACGCGGCCGATCCGTCGATCGATATTTGGCGAAGATACGCGGAGCCGGTTTGGTGGGATATCAATCAAACGGACGTCCTAAACTTCAAACTGGCGACAACGGAAAACGATGAGAAGCATATCTGTCCGCTACAGCTTGGGTTGATAGAGCGTGCCGTTGACCTGTGGACGCTTCCGGGCGACGTCGTGTTTTCGCCTTTCGGTGGCGTCGGTAGCGAGGGCGTCGGGTCGCTTAGGTGCGGCCGAAAGTTTGTGGGCGTTGAATTGAAAGAATCATATTGGCAACACGGGTGCAATTTCTTGCGATTGCAAGAGGAGAAGAAAAACGTTCCGATGCTTCCGTTTGACGATGCGGACGATACGTCTTGGGAGCACGATAGCTTCCGCGAAGTAGAGTGAGTTTTTAGTTGCGAACAGGTTGACAGATTGTTATAGTGTACGAAATCAGCCTTGGCCGGCTGACCAATCCAAGCCACCGCCCGGCGTTCTGTGGGAATCTCCACAAGCCGGCCAAGCTGCTGGGCGGTGGTTTTTTCAGGTCGATCGATGGGAAGAATACGAACAATTAAGCCGGAGTTTTTCACCCACGAGGAACTCTTCGACTTGGAAGAAAAGGAAGGGCTTCCGGTACGGTTGGCGTTCATTGGCTTGTGGACGATTTGCGACCGAGAAGGCCGGTTCAAATGGCGACCGCGATCGATCAAAGCACAGATACTTCCATACGATAACGTTGATTTTTCACGCGTGCTTGACGCGTTGGCCACGCGTGGTTTTGTTGTGCGTTACGCGTCGGAAGGCGTGGAATATGGATACGTTCCTGGATTTTCACGGCATCAGGTCGTTAATTTCAAGGAAGCGCAGAGCACATTGCCAGAACCGTCGGAAACCAACAATTTCGTTGATATTCCACGCGTAGTTAACGCGTGCCCCACGCGTGCCGAACGCGTGCCTTACGCGCCCAGTGGGGAAGGGAAGGGAAAGGAAGAGGAAGGGAAGGGAATAGGAAGGGAACAGGAACAGGAAGGGGAACGGGGAAGGAGCGAAGCGGCAGAGCCGCTAGTTTCTGTTTCTCAAAAGCGAACACGGCGTCCATCGGTTGCAATCGATCGACCCGAAGACATTTCCGAACACCATTGGCGAGACTGGACCGCGTGCCGACGCAAGCCGGTTACGGAATCAGTCCTGGTGAGGATCCGACGCGAAGCGGCTAAGGCTGGCATGTCGGCAGACGAAGCCATTCGAACCGCGGCCGAACGCCAATGGGAGGGCTTCCAAGCCGATTGGCTGAACAGCGACCGAACCACAGCGGCGGATCGTAAACCGTCGCAACCAAAGACGTTTGCACAGATCCGCGAGGAAAACACAAAAAATGTCTTTCAAAAATTCGCAGAGTCAGGAAAGTTTGAAGCACTTTACAACGCTGTTAGAGGGATTGATGCAGGCCCACCAAGTGGAGCCGACGGAGGCGATGGTGCAAGTTTACTCCTTGGCGATGATCGATCTTGAGCCAGAGCAAATGCAGGCGGCGGTGATTCGAGCTATCCGCGAACTTCCGCGAATGCCGAGACCTGCCGAACTGCGGGAGCTTGCCGGCGTCAACGTGGCCGAAGATACGCGAGCCGTTGAGGCTTGGAGCGACGTACAACGGGCGGTTGCCGTCGGGCCTTACAAGTGGATCGACTTCGGCGACCAACGCATTAACGCGACGATCCGAAGCTTGGGCGGCTGGCCTAACTTCTTGGAGTCGTTCAACGATGCCGAATCCGAAAAGTGGGCACGGCATAACTTTTTGAAAGCCTACCTAACCGTTGGCGACAGGCTATCGCCCGAGTCATGCCGACCGCTGATTGGGCTTGGCGAGAAAACTTGCGTCGCCGGCAAGATGGTCGACCCGGTTGTGCT